GGTCCTGCACCACGCTCCCTCGTTGTCACAGCAGGTTCCCAGCGCGCCGGGAGGGGATACCCACAGGAGGCCAGATGGCCCTTACCGCAGACCAACTTGCCATCATGGCACGTCTCGGCATCATCCCACCCCAGCCCGGCCAGAACGTGATGGAATACCTCACCTACTTCATCGGCCGCACCGTCGAGATTCTGGACAGCAGCGCCAGTGGCCTGACATTCCCGGCAGAACAGGCCGTTACCAAGCCAAAGCCCCGCAAGCCCGCTCCTGAGATCATCTCAAAACCCTCTATCCCAGAGCCCATGATGGATGATGGCGAGTAATGGGCACGCAGGTCCGTTACTCCGAAGACATTGCCAACCGTATCTGTGACGAACTCATAGAAGGGCGCAGCATGCGGGATATCTGCGCCGCTCCCGGCATGCCCAACCGCACAACCGTTCTCAGGTGGATGGACGCCGACGAAGCATTTGCAGCCAAGTGCGCCCGCGCGAGGGAGATGCAGGCCGATTACATGGATGACCTGATCCTCGATACGGCCAACGCATGCACGGCGGACACGGCGCAGGCCGACAAGGTGAAGATATCGGCTTATCAGTGGCGAGCATCGAAGCTTGCCCCCAAGAAATACGGCGACAAGCTGGACCTGAATCACGGTGGCGGCGTGCAGGTGGCAATCGTTTCGGGCGTCCCGCGTGGCACAGACCAGAACGATTGACCTTGGCTACAAGCCGCGCGCCTGTTTCATCCCGTTCCACAAGCGCACTCAGCGCTGGTCAGTGATCGTTGCGCACCGGCGCTGCGGGAAAACCTATGCGGCGATCCATGATGTGGTTGACGCAGCGCTACGGACGACACGTGCGGAAGCGCGCTACGCACTGGCGGCACCGACCTTCGCACAGGTGAAGGACGTGATGTGGACCTACCTGAAGCGGGCGGTCCATCCCATTCCTGGGGTCAAGGTCAACGAGGGCGAGCTTTGGGTTGAGGTTCCAAATCTGGGCGGCCACAAGAGCCGCATCCGTCTCTATGCCGCTGATACCTCTTACGAGCGCATGCGCGGCCTGTATTTCGACGGGATTGTGCTGGACGAATACGCCGATATCAGCCCGGAGGCATGGCCTAACGTCATCCGCCCCGCATTGTCTGACCGCGAGGGCTGGGCGGTGTGGATCGGCACGGCAAAGGGGCGCGACGGCTTCTACAAGCAATATGCGCAGGCCGTGGCAGAGGATCCCCGCGAGTGGTTCGCAGCGGTTCTCAGGGCGTCAGAAACCGGGATATTGCCGGCAAAGGAACTGTCGGATGCCAAGGCATCGATGTCCGAGGCGCAATACAACCGGGAATTTGAATGCAGCTTCGATGAGCCCGACACCGATCAGTTCATTTCAGGCGTCGATGTTCTGGCGGCACGGCATCGGGAAGCGGAAGGCATGGGGCCGCGCGTGCTGGGCTGTGACATCGCTCGCTTCGGTGATGACCGCACGGTGATTGTCCGCCGCAATGGCGATGTGTTCGAGGATGTGGATATCTATCGCGGCCTCGACACCATGCAGACCGTGGGGCGCATCATCAAGGTGATCGAGGAATACAAGCCAGACGCCACATTCGTTGACGTGAACGGCATTGGCGCGGGCGTGGTGGACCGGCTGAAGCAGTTGCATTTCCGGGTGATCGAGGTGAACGCGGGAAGTGCTGCATCGGATGACGGCAAGTATATCAATCTCCGGGCTGAAATGTGGGGCCGCATGCGGGCGTGGCTCAAGGACCGCGCCCACATTCCGCCGCGCGAGGATTTGGCGACAGACCTGACGGGGCTGACCTACAAGTTCGACCACCGCAACAGGCTGCAACTGGAAAGCAAGGCGGACCTTAAGAAGCGCAATCTGCCGTCTCCCGATATTGCCGATGCGCTGGCGCTGACATTTGCCCAGCCCATTGCGCCGCCTGAGGTCAGGAGGGAGCGGGATCGCATGTTCAGGAACAGCTACAGCGACGACCCCTTTGCCATCGACGGCTTCGCGCTCTGAATCCCGTCACGATTGAACCCGCCTGCATCCGTGATGTGACATGGATCGGCGCGCACATGCAGGACAGCGACCGCCGCGAACTGCTCTGCCAGTTGCCACCCGGCACCACGTCCACGGATGCCGCTGCGGCCTGCTACCACGCCACGCAGGCGCAATGGCAATGGGTGGCCAGCTATCGAGGAACACCGGCCTGCGCTGCGGGCTACATGGCCCTGACGCATACCACATGGGCGGTTTGGGCCTTTGGCACCCACAGGATGCGGCGGGTGATGCCACGCTTCGGAAGGTTCCTGCTTTCCAAGGCCCCTGACCTGATTGCCGCAGGATGCCGCCGTGTCGAGGCGCGGCCCATGAAAGACAACACAGGCCCGATGCGCTGGATCGCCAGCCTTGGCGGGACACTCGTCTGCGCACTCCCCGATGCAGGCAATGACGGCGAAGATTTTGAACTCTGGTGCTGGATGCGAACCGATGTGCTTCACCCCGAAAGTCCCCAAGATGCTCAATCCCGTCCCGGCTCCGTCGCGCGCTGATGCCGCCGGTTCAGCCGACGCCATGCGCCGCCGTCTCTCGGTGCGCAAGGGCTATGCGGATTCGATCAAGACAAGCCTTGAAGGCTCGCCCGACTTCGGCAAGTCCGTGCAGACGCCGGGCCTCTCCGCTGGCACCGCAACCACGCTGGGCACGAGCCAGTAATGGGCATTGCGCAGGACCTGATCGACCAGGCGAATGCTTTGGTCGCGCAGCGTGCCGAGCTTGAGCGCACCTGGGATTTCATTTCCCGGCTGCTGATGCCGCACCCCGACCGGCGCTGGCGGCGTGGCACGGTGTCGAATGACCGTGACGCGCTGGAAGGCTGGGCGGCAGGCTCCAAGGTGTCGGAGCGGGCGAGGCTGATTTACGACATCACCGGCATCATTGCGCTGGAGCGCCTGACCACCGGCATGATTTCGCTGATCACCCCGGACAGCGAGAAATGGCAGGGGTTGCAGCAGGACGATCCGTTCGGGGCCGTCATGGATGACGCCCAGACCGAGTGGGCGGAGGCGGTGCGGGATTACCTGTTCACGGTGCGCTATGATCCGCGCTCCGGCTGGGCACTGGCCAATCAGGCCGCGATCCGCTCCGCCGCAGCCCTTGGCACCGGGGCCTACATCATCGAGGAGGTGGAGGGGGCCAACGGCGGCACGGCGGCGCAAATCCCGTATCGCGCCACCAACCTGCCGCTCAGCGACAATTACCTGACCGTCAATGGGCAGGGCTTCCACGACCAGAACTATCGCTTCATGAGCCTTGAAGCCCGTGTCGCCGCCACGCTGTTCAACGGCAACCTGTCTCCGCAGGCCATGAAGATGGCGAATGATCCGCAGCAGTGGAGCACACGCATCCAGATTCTCCACTATGTCGGGGAGCGCAAGGAGAAAGGCCCGCTGTCCGGCGTCCAGACCAACATGCCAATCGCCTCGATCTATGTCGAGATGGCGACCAAGCATGAGATAAGCCATGGCGGTTTCGGCTACTGGCCGATCATCGTCTACAACTGGAACCAGATGACGGATTCGCCCTATGGCGAAAGCGCCGCCATGCTGGTGATGTCGGAGGTGGCCGCCGCTCAGGTGATGGCGAAGAACACCATCCTCGCCTCGCAGCAGCACATCAAGCCGCCTGTTGGCACGACCGATGACGGGGCCATGAACCGGCCCAACCTCAATCCGGGGGCCATCAACTTCGGCGCGCTCGACGCGCAGGGCAATCCCAAGATCAAGCCGCTCACGACAGGGGCCGATCCCCGGCTTTCGCAGGTGGTGCTGGATGCCAGCCGCCAGCAGATCAAGGACGGGCTTTATACCTCGCTCTGGCAAATCCTGATCCAGAACCCCAACATGACGGCGACGGAAGCCATGATCCGCGCCAATGAAAAGGGCGAACTGCTTGGCCCTATCGGTGCCCGCATCCAGCATGGTCTGGCCCGCCTCACCGATGCCGAACTGACGATCCTGTCGCAGAAGGACGCATTCAATCCCCGCTCGCCGCTGGCGGTGCCCCAGAAGATGCAGGGCAAGAAGCTGACGACCAAGTTTGCCTCGCCGCTGGAGCGCCTGCGCCGGTCGCAGGAACTGATCGGCATTCAGCAGACCGTGGGCATCGCAGCGTCCCTGTTTCAGGCCGACCAGTCCGTCATGGACAATCTGGACAGTGACGAGATCATTCGTGTTTCACGTGAAATCACGGGCGCTCCTGCGAAGATTCTCCGCCACAGGGATGAGGTCGAGCAAATCCGCGAACAGCGGGCACAGCAGCAGCAGCTTGCGGCGGCGCAACAGGTGGCTGATGTCGCCAAGACCGGCGCTGAAGCAGCAGCGGCTGGCGTTCCTGCGGTGCAGGGCCTGAGTGACATTCTGGCGCAATACGGTGCCGGCCAAGGCGCTCCGGCTTGAACGCTGAAGCATTGGCCCGTCTCGGCATCAGCGAGACGCTGGCGCGCTCCTACCTCGCGGTCTTCAACGATGACGCTGGCGCGGCGGTTCTCAGGGACATGGCCCTGCATTGCGGGTTCAACGCGGCGCTCCCGGCAGGAGCGGACCTTTCCATCCACGCCCATCACAACGGGCTGCGCGCCGCCTTCGGGCGGGTGTTCGAGATTCTCAGCCTCTCTCCGGGAGGACGGGAACAACTGGCGGCCCTTCTGACACCGCCACAACCTGAAAAGGAAAACGAATGACAGATCAGCTAACCGGCATCGGGTCCGAGACATCGGGCAACCCAGCCGATGGCAACGGTGGCGGCGCAAACGGTTCTGGCGCTGCCCCCGGCACTCCCATTGCTCCGAGCCCCGAACAGGGACAACTCGACTGGGCCAAGGCAAAAGGCTGGGTCAATGAGGACGGGAGCATCAAGTCTCCTGAAGTCCTCAAGGGATACCAGGCACTCGAGAAGCAACTTGGATCGATGATCCGGCCTCTCGATGACAAATCATCCGCTGAAGACCGGGATAACTTTGCAAAGCGCATGGGCTGGCCGGGCGACGTCTCGAAATACGAGATCAAGGCCGACAACCTCCCACCGGATTTGCAATACGATCCCAAGCTGGCGGATGCGTTCAAGGGTTGGGCGAATGATGCCCGTCTCCCGGCTGCCACTGCGCAGACGCTCCATGACAGTTTCGTCAAGTTCGCCCATGAAAAGCAGAACGCCGATATCGCGGCTTTTGCGGCTGATGTGGTGAAGGCGGCGCAGACAGCGCATGGCGATATCGTCAAGGCATGGGGCGATCCGGCGACGGAAACCTATCGCGTCAACACCGAAGCTGCACGCCGCGCTCTGGCGAACGACCCGATGCTGAAAGGCTTCGGGGACGCGCTGAAGCAGGCGGGGATGATGACACCGGACGGCTACTACGCCAATCCGGCTGTTGCCCATCTGCTGGCGCAGGCTGGCAAGCAGTATATGAACGACCGATTTGTCTCACCGAACAGTGGCGGCCAGCCGGGCGGGAATCCGTTCGTGCGGGCGCTTCCTGACGGCAAGCCCAATCCCGAATTCAACCTGACCCGTCAAGCTGCCTTACTCAAGCAGAACCCTGACCAGGCACGTGCACTTATCGCGGCCGCAGGGCAATCCCCCGCTGAATACGGGCTCTAGTCCCTGAGCCAGCACGTACCGTTGCCAAGGGAAAACGGCAATGGCTTTTACTCAGATCACCAACCTCATCGAACCTGCGGTGTATCTCAAGTACACCAAGGAATACATGCCCGAGAAGCTGGACATCATGACGTCCGGCATCTTCGGCAACCCCATTCCTGAACTCGCGGCCCAGATGGCTGCGGGGGGTTCGACCATCGACATCCCGTACTGGCAGGATGTCACCCGCTCCGAACCGGCGGGCCAGACCGACGACACCACGACCATCACGCCGCAGAACATCACCGCGACCAAGATGACGGCGCGCAAGCTGTTCTGGGCGCAGGCGTGGTCTCAGGCGGCACTGGCTGGCGCGTATGCCACCGGCAACACGCGCGACCCGCTGAAGTCAGTTGTGGACTTCACCGAAGCCTATTGGCGTCGCATCATGCAGCTGACCGTCATCAAGTGTCTCGATGGCGTCCGCGCTGACAACGTGGCCAACGATGCCGGCGACATGCGATACACCGTTTATTCGGATATCGCGACCCCGCTTGCCGCGAACAAAATCAGCCCCGCTGCCGTCAACCGCGCCCGCTACACCATGGGCGAAATGATGAATGGCGTCGGCACGATCATCATGCACTCGAAGGTCTATACGGACGCGCTGGATCAGGAAGCGATTTCCTTCGTCCAGCCGCACGCGCTGCCCTTCAAGATCGAGATGTTCGCGGGCTGCCAGGTCATCGTGTCGGACGATGTGACCGTGACCTCCGGGACCAACTCTCCGATGTACCGCTCCTACCTGATCGGGCCGGGCGCGTTGCAGCAGGAGACCCACTTCCCGGAGCGTGCTGTTGCCACCTTCTTCGATGAGGGTAAGGGCAACGGTGCTGGCATCGAGACGCTGTACAACCGGCGTCACGTGCTGATCCACCCGCAGGGCTTCCGCTTCACCTCTTCGTCCGTGGCGGGCAAGTCGCCCTCTTGGGCCGAACTGGCGACGGCTGCGAACTGGGACCGCAAGTTCCTGCGCAAGAACTGCAACATCGTCTACCTCGAAACCAACTGACCGAACGGGCGCTTGGGGCTTCACGGCTCCGAGCGCCTTTTTCACAGGAGCACAGCCATGGCTGACACCGAAGCCACACCCACGCTTTCCGAGGCAGCGGCGCAGTCCGTGCTGCCAACCTATACCAAGGCCGAACTTGCCGCGCTGGATGAAAGCGACAGCGCCCGCGCTGCGGCGATCCGCATGCAGAGCGAATGGGCCACGAGCGTTGCCGCTGAAAAGCTGATGGAAGAGGACCGCGACAAGGCGAAACTCACCAAGCACCTCGAAGCCCTCGATGCCATCGACGCCCAGCAATACCGGGAACGTCAGGCGGCGGAGAAGGCCAAAGCGGACGCTGAAGAGAAGGCCAACGCTGACGCCCGCATTGCCGAATTGCAGGACCGCAAGGCGGCTCTGAAAACGGAAGGCAGCGACATCGATGCCGAACTGAAGCGCCTCGCCGCGCTGAAGAGGGAGGGCTGACATGGGCGTTGCCACAGGCTCTTTCGCGGCGCCCGGCCAGAGCAGCGCCATCATTGGCACGCTTGTCGATCTTGTGGTGTCCGGAACCTTCACCGGCTCTATCCAGATCGAGACGGCGATGCCCGGTGCTGCCGGTGCCGACGCATGGGTTGCGGTCGCGACACCTTTGACCGCTGCGGGCTTCTCGCAGTTCATGGCGGCCAATTCGCGCAAGTACCGCGCCAATGCGACAGCGCTTTCGGCCGGCACGGCTTACTACCAGTTGAGCACGTCGAACTCCGAAGACCTCACGGACAGTTTTTCCTGAGGTCTGATCCATGGCTTCGCTTCAGACCAAAATCCAAATCTGGAACATGTCGCTGGATATCCTCCGCGAGCAGCCTCTGTCATCGGTGGATGACAATGTGGCCGCCGCAAAATGGCTGTCCCGCAACTATGACCAGCAGCGCGATTATCTTCTGGAGCGGACGCTTTGGAAGTTCGCGCTGGACCGCGCCTCGATTGCCGCTGATGCCACGGCCCCGGCATGGGGCTGGACATACCGCTACCTGATGCCCACCGACATGGTGCGTCTTGTGCCGCCCACCTGTGACGGCGCGTGGATGGGCACGCCCATCATGTATGAGATGGAAAGCGGCTACCTGATGTGCGACGTGGCTGGCCCGCTGCGCATCCGCTACATCAAGCGCATCACCAACGAGGGCACGTTCACCAACGGGTTCTGCGAGGTGCTGGCGCTGCGGCTTGCCCGCCGCATGGCGCACTGGATGACCGGCAAGCAGTCCTACGTCCAGCAGATCGACGCCATGCTGAAAGAGGCATGGGTTGAGGTGCGTGACATGGAAGCCTTCCAGGTTGCGGGCGGAACCTATTACGACGACGACTTGGCGCAGATCAAAGAGGCCGTCTACTGATGGCCTATGTCTATCCGATCCAGGCCAATTTCAGCCGCGGCGAACTGAATCCGCGCCTGCATGGCCGGGTGGATATCGAGCACTACAAGGCATCTCTGTTCCGGGGCCTGAATTGGATCATCCTGAAGCAGGGCGGTTTGAGGCGCAGGCAGGGGACAAAGCACGTCCACTACCTCAAGGACTCATCAAAGACGGCGCGGCTGCTGCCCTTCATCTTCGGCACGCCATCCAACGGCATCCCGCAGGCTTACGTGCTGGAGATGGGCGACACCTATTCGCGGCCCTTCACGCTGGGCGGCATTGTCACCACGGGCGGCGGTACACCCACGGCCATCACCAATGCAAACCCCGCCGTGGTCACGCTCAATGCCCATGGGTTTGCAAACGGCGACCGCGTGCTGGCTTCCAGCATCGGCGGCATGGCAGAACTGAATAACCGCGAGTTCACGGTTGCAGGCGTCACGACCAATACTTTCCAGCTTTCCGGCATCAATTCATCCGCCTATGGCGCGTTCACATCAGGCGGAACTTTCAGGAAGATCGTAGAGTTCGCCACGCCTTACGCGCAGGCAGACCTGCCGCTTCTCGACTATGCGCAGACAGCCGATACGCTGACGGTGACGCATCTGGGGTATCAGCCCCGCGAGATCACCCGCACATCCGACACCGCATGGAGCGTCTCGACGCCGACCTTCAAGGACGGGCCATACTTCGATGAGCCGTTGAACAACGCGGTAACGATCACGCCCAACATCACCGGGGCCATTCATCCCCAGATGACGTCGAATACGACACCATCAGGCACGATCACGAACAGCGATGCGGCCACGGATGCCTATCTGGTTTTCAACTGGAGCAGTTCAGCATCGAGCCGCATCGATGCATCGAGCGGCAATTGGACATACACCCCGCCCTCATCGACCGTTGTCAACAGCTACTGGATTCAGTGTGACGCCGAAGATGTGATCAGGGCCCCAGCCTCATGGGTGTTCCAGGGATACAATGGCACGTCATGGGTGGATATCGACAGCCGGAACGGAGAAGCGGCATGGGCTGGCGGCGAAAAGCGGTTCTATGATTTCGACAACGTGCAGGCATTTTCCGCATATCGCTTGCTGGTGAACGGAACCGGCGGGGCCGGGAACATCAAGATTGCCGAAATGGGTTGGGGCTTTAACGGCGACTACGCCCCCACCATGACGCTGACCTTCAGCGCGTCCACGAATATCAATGATGGCACGGGCTTCGATGCCAACGACATCGGGCGCAACATCCGCTTCCGGGGCAGCGATGGCAAATGGCGGTGGTTCCTGATCACGGGTGTCACGTCCACGCTGATCGTCACCGGGCGCATGTACGGCTACGCGCTGCCGAATGTGAACCCGATCACCAAGTGGAGGCTGGGCGCATGGCGTGCCGGATCGTGGCCAGCAAAGGTTTCATTCTTCCAGAGCCGCCGCTGTTTCGCGCGGACGATCAAGGAGCCTTACACGGTATGGATGACGCAGACATTCGATTTCTATGACTTCGGCGTCTCCGATCCCATGGTTGACGATGACGGCATCACGATCCGCATGTTGACGGGGCGCGTCAATGGTGTGCGCTGGCTGGCGGATGCGGAAACGCTGGCGGTGGGCACCACGGACAATATCCGCGTCATCGACCGCGCCAACAAGAACACCGGCTTCGGAGCCACCAATATCGAGCATCAGACCAAGACAAACATCGGGGGCAAGGAGATCAACCCGGTGCCGATCCAGTCCGTTCTTCTGTACGCCGACTATTATGGCAAGACGATCCGCGAGTTCGTCTATGACTATGCCACCGATGGCTATACGGCGGCGGATGTCACGCTGCTGAGCGATCACCTGCTGAGTTCTTCCATTGTCGAGATGGCCTATCAGCAGTCGCCGGATTCGATTGTGTGGATCGTTACCGGCAACGGGCATCTGGTGTCGCTGACCTATGACAGGGACCAGAAGATCGTCGGCATGATGGACCACATCATCGCGGGCACCGATGTGATGGTAGAGTCGGTGGCGTGCATTCCCGGCACCGAGCGCAACGAGGTTTACATCATCGTCAAGCGCACCGTGGCGGGGCAGACGCAGCGCACCATCGAACAGCTTGCGGCCCCGTTCGAGAACATGGCCCTTGCCGACGCGGTGTTGCTGGATGGGGCGCTGACCTATAGCGGGGCGGCAACAGGCACCGTGACAGGGCTATGGCACCGCCGGGGCGAGACGGTGAACGTGCTGGCCGATGGCATCGTCTATCGCGGCCTCACAGTGTCGGCCACGGGCAGCCTGACGCTTCCGAATAGCGCGACGGCGGCAAAGATCACGGTGGGGCTTGGCTATTCGTCAGTGATGACGACGCTGCCGCTGTCGGACCTGTCCAATGATGGCGTGCATCTCGGGCGGCGCTCACAGGCCGGTGACGTGTTTGTGTCGGTCATGGACGCGCTGGGCCTCAAGGTGTCGGGGCTTTCGTCTCTCAATAGCTATGACGTGCTGCTGCGCGACAACGCCATTGATCCCGCAGGCGGGGCCATGGTTCCGCGCACCGGCATTTATCCTGCCAAACTCGACACGTCATGGCGGGAAAATTCTCAATTCACGCTTTCTGTTGATGACCCGGTTCCCTGCACCATCAGGGCCGTGGTGATCGGCGCGCAAGGTGATCCCTGATGTGCATTGGCATTATTGGCGGTATTGTTGCCGGTGTCGGTTCGCTGATGTCCGGCATGCAGCAGTCCGCCGCTTACAAGGCGCAAGCCAAGGCGAGCGAAATGGAGGCCCGCAGCGAAAGCGAAGCGGGCAGCTATGAGAGCGCGCGCGCCAGTGAACGCGCGGCCCGCTTGCAGGGCCAACAGGCCACATCAATTGCGGCGCAGGGACTCGATCTCAGCGGGACACCGCTTGACGTGGTGACGGACAGCGCCACGGATGCGGAACTGGACAAGCGCATGATCCGCGCCAATGCGCAGCGGAAATCCAATACTTCGATGTATGAGGCGAAGCTGGCGAAGATGAACGCGAAGAGCGCTGCGATTGGTGGCGTGATTGGCGCGATTTCCCCGGTTCTCAATTCGATGACCGGCACGTCAGGGGCATTTGGCTGATGGCTGTCGTTCTGCCGACATATGAGGCGCAAGTTTCGCCACAGCCGCAGCAGGCCCCGTCGATCCGGGTGGATACGAGCATTGGCGATGCGTTGCAAAGTGTGGGCAGCGCGACCACCGGCCTTGCCAATCGCCGCGATGCTTACAACAGGCAGCGCGATCAGCAGAACGCGCAGTTGGGCCTGCTCAACCTCAATGCGGAACTGGATGCCGACAAGCAGAAGATCATCGAGAACGCGCCCGCAGACGGCCATGGCATCACCGATGAGTTCAACGACAAATACCTGACGCCCAAGACGGACAAGTTCCTGGCCTCGATCACCGACCCGGAACTGCGCAAGGAGTTCGATCTCCGCGTCAAGGCGTTCCGCACGTCATCTATCACGGATATGTCGGGCGAGCAGTACAAGCTCGGCAACGCGCACTCCACGGATGCGGTGCAGGCCATTGCGGACAATGGAGCCAAGCAGGTCGCGCTTGACCCAACCAGCATTGATGCGGTCAAGGCTGACATCTTCAAGGCCATCGACAATGCGCCTCTGCTCAGGGCGGACCAGCGCGAGGATTACAAGCGCAAGGTTGCGCAGAATCTGCCGTCGATCCTTGCTGAAACACTGAAAACTACCGATCCCGAGACGTTCTATTTTGCGACGGGCAATGGCACGCTCTATGAGCGGTCCGATTATCTCGCCAAGCATATGACGCCGATCCTGTCGGGGGCCATTGCCAGCCTTCCGGCCAAGGAACAGGACCGGCTGGCGAAGGAGCTTGGCGACAAGACCGTTGCGGGCCTCAGCGACATCGGGCGGCAGTCCTATTTCTCCGACAAGTCGGTTTCTGCCAAATACGGGCAGGCATTCCTACGCTCGCGGATCGAACAGTATCACGGTGATGCCAAGGCTGCCGTGGTGTCGATCATCGGCAAGCCCGGCGAGGTGGACAAGTATCTCAAGGACGGCGAGGACGCGCTTGGCGAGAAAACCAAGGCGGGCCTCGATGCTGTCACCAAGGCGCTGGGCACCAAGGCGCTGGCATCCGGCAAGGCGTCAGGTGGTGGAGGAGGGGCTGCGATCAGTGGCGGCGTCAAGGGCAAGGCGTCCGATGCGCGGGCCTTCTTCGAGGCGCAAGGGTGGTCTCCCCATCAGGCGGCGGCGATTGTCGGCAATCTCATTCAGGAAAGCAGCCTGCGCACAGACGCTGCAAATCCGAAAGACCCCGGAACATCCGTGGGCATCGGGCAATGGAACGGCAGCCGCAAGCAGGCGCTGTTTGCCTTTGCGCGATCCAAGGGCAAGGACTGGCGCGACCTCAACACCCAGCTTTCCTTCGTCCAGCACGAGTTGCAGACCAGCGAGGTAGGGGCAGGTAACGCGCTGAAGAACGCTAGCAACGTCGAAAGCGCCACAGCGGCGATGATTGGCTACGAGCGCCCTGAAGGCTGGACGCCCGGCAACCCGCGCGGCGGCAATGGCTGGAAGGCACGGCTTGGCTATGCGCAGGGCGTTCTGGGCGGCGGTGTCGGATCGGTGCCAGTGGCAGGCGATGCGCCGTGGAGCGGTTCGCCAGCGGATAGCGGTGGAGGCGGTGGCCAAGGCCAGCCCTTCGTGAACCCAGCCTTCAGTGATTTGACCCCTGCATCCTTTGTGCAGTTCCGGGCCCAGGCCGTGGCGGAGATGAACAAGGGCAGCGCGGCGGGCAATGCCGCCATGGACACCCTGAAATTCCAGACGCAGGACGCGGCCACCAATGACGTGGCATCCGTCATGCAGAGCGGCAAGGGATCGATTGCCCCCGATCAGGTGGAGGACTTCGAGCATAACATGCTCGTCGCGCATGGTGCCGATGCCGTCCTGAAATGGCGGCAGGACCGCGCAAATGCGGCGGCGATCTATGGCCTAACCTCCGGGTTGGGCACGATGACCGATGGGCAGATGGATGCGCTTCTGGCTCAGATCAAGCCAAAGGGTGGCGACAACGCAGCTGACCAACAGTTCGTCTACGATAACGTCAAGAGCCGGATCGAAGCGGCGCGCACGGCGCGCAAGGATGATCCCGCGTCCTACGTCATGCAGAATGCGCCCGGCGTCCAGCAGGCATGGCAGAACTTCGCCCCAGCCAACCCTTCCACGGCGCGCGATGCCATAGCGGCGACGATAGCGGCACAGCAGCGCATGGGGTTCACACCATCACAGATCGCACCACTGCCGAAAGCTGCGGCGGAACAGGTCTCGCGCATGGTGCTGGACGACAAGGTTCCCGCTGATATGCGCCTCAATGC